TGGACAAGACTGGTAACGGTTTTGCAGTTATCCGTTTTCTTCCTGCCCCAAATGGTGAAGATCTTCCCTGGGCAAAAATGTATTCTCATGCCTTCCAAGGCCCTGGTGGTTGGTACATCGAAAACTCTCTGACTACTCTTGGTCAGAAAGATCCTCTTGGTGAATACAACCGCGAACTATGGAACAGTGGTAGCGAAGCAAACAAAGAGACTGTTCGTAAGCAGAAGCGTAAACTGTCTTACTACAGCAACATTTATGTTGTAAAAGATCCTGCAAATCCTGCAAACGAAGGTCGTGTCTTCCTCTTCAAGTATGGTAAGAAGATCTTTGATAAGATCATGGAAGCAATGCAACCTGAGTTTGAGGATGAAACTCCTATCAATCCTTTTGACTTCTGGCAGGGTGCGAATTTCAAACTCAAAATCGTAAAAAAAGATGGGTATTGGAACTACGACAAGTCAGAATTTGGTTCTGTTGAACCACTACTGGATGATGACGATGCTCTTGAAGCCGTCTGGAAGAAAGAGTATTCGCTGACTGCTATTACTGCTCCAGATCAATTCAAGTCTTATGAAGAACTTGAGAAGCGTTTGAAGATGATTCTAGGTCAGAAGACTTCTCGTCCGCGTCTGGATGAAGAAGTTGATGACGAAGACAATGATCGTGGGTCGTACACTCCCGACTTTAGTTCTCGTCGTCAAGAATCAGAACTTCCCGAAAGTCTTCGTGAGGAACTGAATTCTCTCTCCAGTTCCTCACCTTCTCTACCTAAAATCAATTCCTCCAAAGTAGAGGAAGATGAGGATGAAGATGATGCTCTGAGTTATTTTCAGCGTCTTGCCGAGAGTTGATTAAGAGTTAGGACTTATAATCCTAATATTTTCTGCTTTCTTCAGAGTATTATCAATATACTCTGAAGATTCTCTGTATCTAAGCTCTCTTACAGAGTCTCTTATCACATCATCTAAGTATTCTCTTCTTAAAATAAAGATATTTCTTTTTTGCTCATTCAAGTCTATTTCGTACGTATAATTACTAATTGGTTGTATTACTCCATTGCCACTTACAGTAACCTGCCTCTTCAATTTATTATCAAAATACTGAAATGTAAAGTCTGAATCAACTACTATACCGCCTTCAAGCATTACATTCTCTTCAAAGTCTTTTATTTCTTTTGTAATATGATATCGGGTTTGGTTAATTTTTTCTTCTGATCCATATTTTGTTAATAAAAAACTGTAAAATTTATCATCAGGCATTGGCCAACTAAAGGTTGGATCAATAGTATTATTAACAGTCATAACAATCCAGTCATATCTAGGATTGCCGTAGAATAAATGTGCTACTTGATCTGGGCGTTCATTTCCTTTTATGCTATATTTTTCTAATGCAACATAATTATTGAATAGATCTTCTCTCAATTTAACTCTTCTAAAAATATTTTTTACCGCAACGGTTTCTGTAGAAGATGTTCGATCATTTAATAATGAAGAGTATAAAAAGTTTGGAATTCTTTGAAAATATGTCATCTTAGTAACCTACTGTAGTATCTCCGTCAAAATCTTCAGCAAAGATTGGTTCAACTTCTCCGAATGTTAGACCTAATGTCATATGAGTTGGAGTTCCATCTTCATAAGTTGAATAAACACTGCTTCCGGTGTAGTTTACATTAACACTTTTTAGAGCACAATACTTAAATTTATTTAAAAAAGGGTGAGACCCTCCTTTATACAGATAACTTAATTCAAATAGATCAGGTGAAGATAAGAAGAAGTCTCCTTTACTTTCTCTTTTGGGAGCAGAATGTTTTTTAAATAATTGAATTATTTCTTTAACTTGTTTTCCCTCTTCTGGGCTTGTGGGCATAATTGGAAAGTTAAAAGAAAATTCTCTTAATGTAGGCCCTTGAAAAAGAAGTTCTTTATTTGGGTTAATCACTTTTCCACCAGATCTTGCAAGAATTGAACTAAGTGATACATTACTTCCAGTTAATGCTGATAAAAATTGAGCACTAAAAAATGAACTAGACAATTCTCTTGAGTTTTTTAGATTACCAATTGCTTCTCTTGAGAAACCTATTGATTTCAATGTTGCTTCAATAGCATCTGTGAATCCGGAACCTTGGATTGCCTCTTTTGCTCCACCTAATGCTATTGCTGCCAAACTGTTCATATCATCAATATCGTTTGGTACTGCAAGATAAATTATCGCTTTTGTATCTCCTCCCGCAGCACCTCCAAGTAAAGTGCCCGCCTTTCCGCTTATTGTTCCACCACTACTTGTTGCTACTGATCCTGCTCTTTTATATTCTTTAATCGTAATTTTTAACCAATCTTGTTGTTCGTGACCATCTAAAGGGTATCTTTTAATATTTGCTGATGCATCATTGCAACCAGTTCCTGTTCCTGGACTTGATCCAGATTGTATTTTGGTTGTTGTTGAACTTGATGATGAAGCTAAAGTTGATGAAGATGCAAAAGTTGGAGAGTAATCTACGCTTGATGCACCTGTAGCCGTTGTGTTTACTAGCGGTGGACTACTGAATGCGGTTTTTACATTGCCAATACCAAATGATGGTTGAGCCATGAATTTTGTTTTATTTTTATTTAGTTGTGTATTTATGAAATTTAAATTCCAAGATCATCTTCAGTTAGAATCTTAAACTCCCACATGTTGTCTTTGCAGAATTCTTCTGCAGCTGCCCATTTTGCTTGATTGACGACATATGTTTTTGCTTCTGAAACATATGATCTAGTTAATTTTTTAGAAGTTTTTGCTGGTTCTTTCGTTTGTTTTTTGGGTTTTATTTCAATCAAAGACTTTTTTATAGTACCATTTTTGTCTTTGTATTTGATATAAAAGTCTGGATAATACTTGTGTTTTTTTCTGTCTATTGGCGATATATATGGTATGTGTATTTCCTCCGAAGCCCATTCTAGAATATTTTCATTTAGGTCGCAGTACTGCATAAACTTTCTTTCCCAAAGTGACCTATAAATAATATTATTAGGATTGCCTAGATATTTTTTTTCGTTGGAAGGTTTATATTTACCCTTGTAAGACATAACAATTTTTAACTTATTTAGAGAATGTCAAAGTCCACAACCCCAGCATCATATTTAACTACGCCAACTTTTGGATCAACTCCTCCTCCCGGTTTTGATGCTTCTAGTGTTAAAGCTTTAGGATCTCCAGTTGGGACAATAAATGGTGCTGCTACTGGATTTACACCTGCCTTTGGAATTGCAGATCCATCGTTTACCCCATCTGGATTATCTGGAACTGGACTTTTGGCATCTGGTTCTTCCGCTTCTTCTGGAGTATTTGCTTCTGCATCTGGGGCATCAGTATCTACTTCTTCTGCTGTAGCTGGTAGTGGTGAGGCAAGTTTGGCTGGATCACCCCCAGCGCCTAGAAATCTAACATTATCACCAATTGATATCAATTCTTCACTTGGAGTTCAATTAGGTTCTCATGCAAACTTATTTGAAGTTAGTTTTGCTGGGTTTCCCATTTCATTAAGAAGAACATCCAGTTCTTTCATATACAATGCTGCAGGTTTATTGTGCCATAATGCAGTTTTGCCCGGAACAAGCTTTGGTACTGCTGAATTGTATGGAGCATATCAACAAGTTTATCAAAAATTTGCGCACAGCAGAATATATCCTTCAGTGTCTTTAACTTTTTATGAAGATAAAAGTTATCGGATGATAACTTTTTTTGAAGATTGGCAGAATCATATGACAGTTACTGGATCATCATCGGTAAATGCTCAAAATTATTTTTATCGAATGAGATATCCTAGTGATTATAAATGCGATACGATGTTTATTACTAAGTATGAGAGAAATTATGGAGTTAAAGGAAATTATGGCCCATTACTTCAATATCAATTTTTAAAAGTTTTCCCGCTGAATATGTCTGCTATTCCCATTTCTTATGGCGATACTGATATTGTTAAAGTTACTGTTGAGTTTTCATATGATCGTTACTTAATGAAAAATAATGGTCTTGGTGCTGATGATGGATTAAGACCATCACAGACAGAACAATCTTCACCTACAGGAATTGCTATGGAGGCAGCAGCTGCATCTGTTGCTTCAAGTTCAGATGGGTCAATAAGTCCTGAAATGGCTGCCTGGGCTCTTTCAAATAAAGAAATGATTAATAGTGTTGGGCATAAGAGCAAAGATCTTAATAATGATCAACCAACTATTCTTGCAAATGCTCATGCTGCGTATCCTCCAGGATCTCCTCAACTTGCTGCGTTAAAGGCAAAGTACAAATTTTAATCATATATTTGCATAATAAATAAAGTTAATCTGAATTCTATAGGAGATTATGCCTTTACCAAAGATTTCTACACCAACCTATGAGTTGATGTTGCCTTCAAATGAAGAAACTTTAAAATATAGACCTTTTCTAGTAAAGGAAGAAAAACTTCTTTTAATTGCATTACAATCTCAAGAGCAAAAACAAATTAGCAATGCGATCAAAACTGTAATTAAAGAATGTGTTTTGACCAAAAATGTTAAAGTAGATTCTCTACCAACTTTTGATATTGAATGGCTTTTCTTAAATATCCGTGGTAAATCTATCGGTGAAAAGATGGATGTCAATTTAGTATGTCCTGATGATGGTGAAACTACTGTTAAAAAAACAATTTTTATTGATGAAATTAGCGTTTTAATGGACGATGAGCATGAGAAAACTGTTGATTTGGGAGAAGGATTAAAGATGGATCTTAAGTATCCTTCATTGGATGAATTTGTTAAAAATAATTTTGATGTCGGTGATGAAAATAATGTTGAACAATCTTTTGATTTGATCGCGGCGTGTATTGATAAGATTTATAATGAAGAAGAAGTTTGGGTTGCAAATGATTTTTCAAAAAAAGAACTCAAAGAGTTTGTTGATCAATTAACAACTGATCAATTTAAAAAAATTGAAAAGTTTTTTGAGACAATGCCAAAACTTTCTTATGAAACGAAAGTTAAAAATCCAAAGACAGGAGTTGAGAGCACTATTAAACTTGAAGGTCTAGCAAGTTTTTTCGCCTAGGGATGTCTCACCTGGATCTTGGTAACTATTACAAGTTAAATTTTGCTTTGATGCAATATCATAAGTATAGTTTGACTGAGATAGAAAATATGATGCCATGGGAAAGAGACCTTTATGTTGATATGCTAAAAGCACATGTTGAAGAAGAAGAATTAAAAGCAAAACAAGCACAATCAAGCAGATAGGTAAATGCCAAAAGTCGCTGGAGGTCAGGGAAATAAATCCGTCAGTGAAAAAATTGACGAAAGGATTCTTCGTATCTTAGGTTTAAAAGATACCTTTGACTTAGACTACAGCGACTATTCTTCTCTTCTTAAAGAGAAGATGGTTACCATCAGTATGGGAAAGAGTGGTCTTTCTCGTGAAGAAGAAATGCTTGTTCGTGATGAATTTAAAAGAGTAAAAGGAAAAACAGGAAAATTTAAAGCAACCAAAACGAAAATTGGTGCGGATTCTATAAAGACTGAAGTAAAGAAAACACCCAGTTATTATAAATCTCCTTTTGCAAAAGAGCAGGAAACAAAGCAACAAAAAGTAAAACCAAATAATAAAGTAACTGCCCTTTCAACTTATGTTGAAAAACCAAAAATATCTACTGGTGCCCTATTAAAAAAAGAATCTTCTGCTTTAGCCAAACCTATTCAAGACTATGGTAAGAAGATTACTAAAGTTGCTACTATTTTAGAAACATCTCAAAAACAAGAAAACAAATTTGAGATAGAAAAGAAAAAAGATGATATAAAAGAAAAGGATGAGAAAAAGAAAGCAGATATTGAGTCTAGTATTGAAAGAAAAATTGATTTACCTTCATTACCAAAACTATCAATCCCGTTATTAAATCCAGTAAAAAGTTTATTCTCAAGAATATTTGATGCTCTTAAGATTCTAGTTGCTGGTTGGCTGGTTGATAAAGCATTAATTTGGATTAATAATCCAGAAAATCAAAAGAAAATGCAAGCAGTTGGCGACTGGTTCGTCAGTGTCGGTGAATGGTTGGATAGTGATGAAACTAAAAGAAAAATTGGAATAATTACAGGATTTCTTAAAAGGCATTGGTTAGCTATATTTGGTGTGGGCGGCATAATGTTGCTATGGTCTAATGGTATTGTTAGATTTACTGCAAAACTAACTAAGAGAGTTCTTGGAGCAACAGCAAGACTTGCAATTGCTGCTGCTAAAATGGGCGGATCTGCTGTTATGATGGCGGCTAAATTTGCAAGAAGAAACCCAAAAGCGGCTGCAACATTTGCGGCTGCAGCAGGAGTGTTGGCGTATAAACAAAGAAATAAATTATCAGCGGGGGCGGATGCAGCCGAAAGTTATGTAAAAGAAGAAGTAGTTCCAAAGGCAAAAGGAGCAGCAAATGTTGTAAAAGGTATATACCAAAAGGGATCTGAATTTGTAGATGCCGGAGACAGATTTTTTGGAGTTGGGCAATATACGCAACAACAAAATGAAGGTGGTGTAACTGGATTTAAAACTGGGGGAACAGTTCCAGTAATTCTCACTCGTGGCGAAGTTGTCATCGCTCCAAATAAAGCAAAACAAATTGGATATGATAAACTTCATGCAATGAATTCTTTGGGCGATCGTCGTAATGAAGGAGGCCCAATAGTTCCTTTGAATGCAGGTGGTGGCGTTAAAGTTGTTCCTGGCCGCGGGCCAAATGTAGATAGTGTTCGTGATAGACTTCCTGTAGGGTCTTTTGTTATTCAAAGACCTGCAGTTGATGCTATGGGTGGGCCTTCTGCTATTCGTGGATATAATCAAGGCGGATTTATTATTGGAGATAGTATTGCCCAAGGCATGGCTAATGTCGGTGGTCAATATGGTGGAGAAAGAAAAGAAGGTGCTCAACCATTAAAAGTATTAGATTTTATAAGAAAAATACCGCAAAATAATTTGAAGGGTAAACCAGTATTATTGTCAACAGGAGCCACTAATGCTTGGGAGGCAGGTGGTGATATATCCACAATTGACAAGCAACTCAAGTATCTAAAAGATGCTGGTGCAAAAGTCGCTGTTGCTGGTGTTGCTATCGGACCAAAAACAAAAGAAGGATACCAACCAAAACTAGGAAATATTAATTCCACGCTTAAATCTAAGTCCGAACAGTATGGATTTGGATTTGGTGGTGGTTTTACTGCTGGTAAAGATGGTATTCATCCAACTAATTATCCTGGATTTAAATCCAATTTAGAAAAATCAATTTCAAAATCTTCTGGAGAAACAACTGATCCAACAAAAGGTGGTGCAATTAACACTATTGCTCAAATCGGTACGCCTGCTCAGAGAGCTCTTCTTGATACCATATCTTTTGCTGAGGGTACTTATACTAAGAATCGTGAGCAAGGATATAAGATTATGTTTACTGGGAAGAGATTTGATGCTCCTCCTTGGAAACACCCAGAAAAATTAAATTCTGGTGGTGGTTATACTTCAGATGCCGCTGGTAGGTATCAATTTTTAAGCACGACATGGAAAAGGTTAAAATTACCAGATTTTACACCTAATAACCAAGACAAAGGAGCACTGCAATTAATTCAAAATAGGTATGGTGCGTATCAATCCGAATTGGAATCAAAAGGATTGACTGATAATTTGATGAATAAAATATCTGGCGAATGGGCGTCTTTCCCTACTTTAAGAGGCGCTAGTGCTTATGGTCAACCTGTCAAGAAAGCTGATACTCTTCGTAAGAAGTATAATGAAATTCTTGGTGGAGCAGGTGCCGGAGTTGGTGCTAATGCTTCGACTGCAACCGGAACAAATACCACAGGGGGTTCCGAAGGTACTTCATCTTCTACATCAACAAATCCTTTAGACTTTTTCTCGCAACTTTATAATTTTGTTGATGTTCTTGAGGGGAGGGCACCTTCTTTTCCAACTGAAACATCCGGAAGCACTACATCTACTTCTGGTTCGTCTGGAGGTGCAGATTTAACTGCTGGACCTATTGCTCCTGGTCCTATGCACCAAAAGGGCGCAAATATTGCAAAAGAGTTGATGAGACTCTTAAATATTAAAGAT